GTCTGCCTGTTGGTTACGCTCCAGCGCAATCACTGCATCAGACAGGTGAGCAATAGAAGCAGAGCCACGTAGATGTGACAGGGTAACCTCACGTCCATTCTCATGCCCGTTGTCACCTGATGGGCGACGTAGGTGGCTGACCAGCAGCAGAGCAATGCCTGTCTCCTCAACAAGAGAACGAAGCTTGGTCATCAGGATGTCGATAGACTTACGCTCATCGCCGTTGTCTTCCTGTCCAGACACAAGGATAGACAGGTGATCAAGGAAGACCCACTTGCAGTTAAGAGCCTTTGCCATGTACCTGACACGTCCAAGAATCTCATCGTTGTCAATGCTGCCAAAGTGATCAAAGGCAAAGAACCTGCCAGAGTCAATCGTCTTGGCTTGCCAATCATCCAACTGTTCCTGTGTGTACTGGTCACGTATCTCTTTGATGTACAGTCTAGCGTTGGCCTCGACACTCATAAGGTTGAAGGCAGTCTGCTTCGTGTTCTCCTCCATAGCAAGCACACCAATGTTATCCTCGGTGTTGTGCATGATATGATACATAAGCTCACGCATGATGCTGGACTTACCCATACCTGCACCGGAGGTGAACGTCACAAGCTCTCCGGTCCTGATGCCGTAGGTCTTGTCGTTCATACCGGACCACGGGTAGGGACAAGTCTCGTTGTGCGTCTCATCGTACAGGCTACGGCCAAGATCAGCAAGGTTGATAATACCTGCTGGTGTGTAGGTACGTGCGCTCCACCATGCCTGAGTAAACTTCTCACGCTGACCTGTCTTCAGATACTCGTTAGCATCCTTCAGTTCAAGGTCCATGATCTTACACTTGTTAGGCTCAAACAGTTTGGCAACAGCCTGTGCTGCATCCTTGCCCTGCTTGTCATTGTCAAAGCAGAGGACGATGGTATCGAACTTGTTAAGATACTCCAGTGACTGCTGACAATTCTTCACGGCAGACTGTGCGCCATTCTTGATAGACACTGAAGGCCACTTCGATCCCATCAGTTCAAAGGCACTCATGGCATCAATCTCGCCCTCGCAAACCGTGACAAACTTACCTGTCTGACCAAAGATATTCTGACCAAACAAACCACACTTACCAAGATCACCTTCAGACCAGAACTGCTTGTCGCTGGTGCGTCGGAACTTGGAAGCAATGTGATTGCCATTCTTGTCATGGTACTTGTACATGTGCTTGTCTATGATCGTACCGCTCTTGCTCACAGTGACACCATACTTCTTACAGGTATCAAGAGCGATCTTTCTATCAGTAATAGCTGAGAAGGTAAAGGATGATGGGTTCTCGTTCTGCATTTTAATAACCTGTTTTGGTTGGGTATCCATTCTCTCTCCGTTTCTGTAGGGTTTAGATTCTTCGCAGCTAAAGCATTTAGTTCCCCACTCGTAGTATGCCAGTGCGTCTGACGAACCACAGTCGGGGCAGGGTTGGTGTGTTTTAAGTTCCATAGATATCTCCAGTGTATTAGAAGAAGGTTACCATTTACCTTTACTGTTTTCCATAAGTTCTTTACATAGCTCTTGTCGGTGTGCAGATATATCCTTTTCTATTGATACCAGTGTCTCTATCTTATCAACCATTTCCATACTACGCCACGGTGCTTTGAAGCAGGTCTGAATATGGCCTCTGTCTTTTGGCTTGTATATTTCAACAAGAACATCCATAGCTTTATCCTTTCTTGATTTGATAAACTCTTTCTGTAGGTAAACCGGCAACATGCTGAGTGAGTTGTTCACGGTTTTCAAGTTCTTCTTCTGCTTCTTTTTTAGTAGTGAAAGATTTAAGCTCCACATCTCCCCACTCCTTTCTCAACACTACCTTCCACATAACGCACCCCATGATTCAGGAAATAATTTTTCCATATGATCTCCAATAGGTCTAACCACACTACTGGTTTCAACCTGTGCGTCTTTGCTGCACCGTAGTTTATATATTCTTGCAAACGCCATCAGTGTACCAGACCAGTACCACTCTGTCAACATGCTTTGTGGCAGCACAGTTCGTGCTTGTTCAGGACACACACCTATGCCTAACATAGCTTTATATGCATCAAGACAGTGGCGTGTTGCGTCTATATACATATGATCTACTATGTTCTGTGATGGTGTAGCATCTTCTGATGATCCCTGCTTCACGTTCTCTGCACTCTGTCTCCAGTAATCAGGCGACCAGAACTCTGGCTCAGTTTTAATATACCTACGGCTAACTTCATTCCAGACCAGACCAACCTGATGCTTCATAAGTTGTCGTGCTACAAAGATGGGTGCCTTGATCCTGAACTGTGCAGAGCCATGACCAAATGGGGTCCAGTGATTGTGCTTGGCAAGATACTTTATCAGTTTAATATCTTTATCTTGAAGAACTCCTTCAGTTGGACCACCAAAAGGTATTGTTTCCCAAGATGATTCTTTATCAAAGCTAACCCGTGCTGCATTAACAACGCTGAGATCGCTACCCATATGATCAATCAATTCAACAGTCATCAAAGGTATCCTCCCACAGTTCATGCACAAAAGAAACTTTATCTTCCATAATATTATCTGCTTCTTTCTTTGCTAACTTCTTAGCTTCTTTGTAGGCATAACCTTCATCAACATACTCTCTGATCAGGTCACGCATTAAACCGCTGCGTTCTTTCTGCCATAAATTCTTAGCCATCTCACTCTAAGTCCTCTAAATCTTTGAAAAATTTATCTCTTTCTTCTTGTAATGTTACATCATATCCTGATTCTTTCATCATTAACCATAGCTCTTCGTTATATCCTAAAGATTTTCTCAGTACATCTTCTTTCTGAAGTCGGTGCCAATCAAAGTCATAAACTTTTGTCATCGTGTTCTACCCATCCCGTGTTAGCATTTGTTTGTTTCTCTTTTGCAAGATCACTTCTTAGGGTATCTATAATCTTTTCTTGTTCTTTTACTCTGGCTTTTAACATCTTAACATTAGTATTTAATATATCCCAAGCTGACTTTAAGTTAGTGTCTTCTGACATATTCTACTCCTATCACTGACTGTTGTCAATATAAAATACATGGTTGTCTATTTGCCCCACAAGGGAGAAGCGTTCGTCCAAGGCCCAGTATGGTGTGACATAAGAGGCGTGGTAGTGAGTTGCCCCCTCAGTATGGATCAGCACAACTCCCTGTAGGGCAAGCTCTGCTGCGCTGACTGCTTCAGCGTAAGCATCTACATTGGCAATCGTTTCTGGTTTACCGTCACACCAGTATGAGAAGTGACACTTGTTTCTGACAGGCTTACCCTTCCATGTTCTGCCCTGACGCACAACATCACAGATATTATCTGGGTAATGTTCTGACTGCACTCGTTGTAGTACAACATTTGCCACGGCAAGTTGTGCAACAAAAGATTCTGAACGTGCCTCAAAGTACACTGCCTCTGCTAGACAGGAGAGGTTGTCTGCTTTTGCATATGTAGAAAATACAATTACAGTAGCAACTATAAAGTTAAAGATGATAAGTTTTAAGTAGTTCATTGTATCCTCTCAATTTTAATACCAAACGGGAAGCCGTTCTGAAGTTCCCTGATGCCATGACACATAAGATATGCCGCAGCCTCTTCATAGGTTGGGAACGTATGGATTTCTTCGTCTTCTTCAGAAACCATTGCATCAACGCTGTCAATGTCGGTCAATCCATCACTATCTACTTGTGTTATAATATAACCCACTAGCTCCTACCTTTCTGGGTAAATTTTCTGGGACCATCCCAGATTTTATCTGAAGAAAATAAGGTCTAACAATATATATATTATATCCATAACTCACCTCCCTTGTCCTCTATATTTTTTAAAGCTACGTCTCTTATGTTTATTGTTGGGACGGGAAAGAGTTCCCGCCCCGATTGATGTACGTTTCTTGATCCGATGTTGTGTCGGGTCGTACTTATTATCAGCCTTCTTTGCCATTGCTTTATAAACCCTCTTTAACAGCGTCCTGCCTCTTGGCGTATTGTAGTTGTCGTGAAGCGTCTAAAAGTTTAGAAAATTCAGACATAAGAAGATCACCGTCACAGTCCTGCATAGTTTCTACAGGATCACAGACTAGAGGGATTAATCTTTTTATAAATTCTTCTGCGGTTATTTCTTCGTTGTAATTCCACTTATACATTATACTGTCTCCAATTCTTTCCAGTGCGG